CAGTTGAAAATAATGTACTTATCTGTGCAGACTTAGCTTGTTGTCTAGCAACTTGTCCCTGTATTCTATAAAAGTTTGCTTCTTCAAACTTTCTTGCTTGACCAACTTTAGAATTGTATTCCATAATATTTTTTTCAATCTCTCCTTGTTCAGCATTTGCTCTTAACACTCTTAAACCTGTTCCAGATAAATCAGCACCTGTTTTTAGAATTCTAGTTGTAGTTTGTCCCTGTAACTGTTGAAATCTTTGATCAAATCTACCTAAATCAAACTCTAATTGTTTTTGCATCTGAGCTGCTTCTTGCTCAGAAACTTGTGCATTACGATTTTGTACAGCTTGATTAAATTTACCAGTTGCTCCTTGCTTCTGGTATTGTAAAAATCCTAAACCTCCAACTACATATGGTATTGCTGGTGCTGCAAATGCCATTAGAAAATCCTCGCAAATCTGTAATGATCAGAACCATCAAAGCCATAGTGCTTCATTAATCCTTCATTATTAAAACCTAACCACTTAGCAAATCTTATACCAATACCAAAATCTGCACGAACTGCAGTTTGTAATCTTTTAATATTATTAGATGTTGCAAGATAATCTATATTTTGTTTAACTGCTTTTGAAATAGTAATTGGATAGTTCCATACTTCTTGTTTTGCAATAAACCAACCCTCTGCAACATTACCCCATATTCTTTTCATACCTGCTGCTGCAATAACATTACCATTAATTAATCCTGTAAATGCCATACCATCTTGTTCTAAAGACATACATTCTATGTTGTTATCTTTACTAATAAACTCTGCGTCTCTTTGAGTTAAAATATGATTCATTTGTGCTGACATAATAATTTTACCATGATCTTGGTTATAAGGAATAATAATTAATCTATTATCAATCATTTGTAATCAATTCTGGGTATAACGATAAAACAGTTAAAGGTAAAGGTTGAGTTTGACGTACATAAATAAAACCATCTGTTTCATAGTTACCTCTAAACTCTACTTCCTTATCACCTGTAAATACTGGAATGGCTTCATCCATAGGATTGGCAGAAGATCTAAATGGTATTGCTTCCATATTAGATAAATTTGGTCCAACTTCTACACCAACAGATTCATATAATCTAATAGCAATATTAAATATTCTTTTTGTTTTAGCTTGTGATGTTCCATTTTGTGAACCAGCATCTAATCTCATTGTTTGTAATAATGATGTATAAGATAAACCAACTTTAACACTTGTTGATGATCTTGCTAAAGTAATAGCACCAGAAGACACAGTTCTATCTGGATGCGTTGAGCCATTTGCAAGAACAGATACAGTTTGTCCCTCAAGATGATCTAATCCTGTTACACTAGCTGTTGCAGCACCTGAATAAGCTAATTGTGAATCTAAAAAGTTAAATGAAGTATTATCATCTTCATCAAAATCAAATTCATTTATATATTCTACATAACGTCTAGTAACTCCATTAATGGTACGTTTAATAATAACCCAAGTTTGATATTCTTTGTCATCTGTTGGAATGGTAGCAATGGATTCACATACTGCGATACCAGATCCAAATGCACCACCAAATGTATGTTGATGCCAAGCTACAACTTGCTGTTCTCTTTGGTAAGTTAAACAAACTACTTTACCATCTCCTCTTACACACCAAATAATTTGATTAGGTTCTTGTTGATAAGACATAGAATCAATTCCAGATTCAGAAATATGTTCAGCAAGAATAGTCATGTCAGGTGCAACATATCCATCTACGTCATAGTTATAAGCTAACTCTCTAATCTTTCTTTTAGCACGTTGTAAAAATAAAGTTACGTTACCTACTGGAATAGCATCTATATTTGCACAGCCATGATTAGATTGTTTTTTAATTAAAATGTTTGTTGGAGTTACAGGATCATCTGTACCACCTCCTGATACTGAAAACTCTCCACCAACAGTTCCTACTATTAATGTTCGTGTTGCAGATAAAAAGCGAATAGCATTAACTTGATTTGATGCAATAGTATAAGTAATTGAATCATCATCTGCTACAGTACCATGATAATTTTCATCAAAGTTTTCATAATCACCTGATTTAGAAAAGTATAATGTTTGAGGTTGATTTGTAGTTCCAGCAAATACTAATCTCTGTTCATAGAAAGATACGCAAGAAGGATAACCTGTAGTTGCTGACCAAGCACCTAATGACCAGTCTGTAGTTGCAGATGTAGCACCAGTAAATGCTTCTATAATATCAACAGTAATAGATGTAGTAGAAGCTCTTGCTGTAATTTCAGCATAACCTTTTCCAGTTCCTATATGAATTAATCTTCCAACATCTGTTGTTTGAAATCCTGTGTTAGAATTAATACCTGTTATTGCAGATGCAGTAACAGTTCTTCCAGATCCAGAATTATTAGATGATACTAATGTTGTTGTAGTAATGTTATGATCAAGCATTGGACCATGTGTAAAATCAACATCTGCAATAGTCCAAGAGGTATGACCAGTTCTTGATAATTTTTTAGGTACATAACTAGGATGACAAATGTACATTACATCTGCTGATTGTGCAAATTTTAAAGTTGGAATATCTGCAGTAGCGTAAGTTGTTGTTAAAGTATAAACTCTATTTGCAACACCACCAGATGTATATGTTGAATAAGAAGTTGTATTAACATTAACTCCATCTACATCTTGTAATTCAAATGTATTAGTTGCAACATTTGCTACTTTAAATCTTTTACCATTAACTTGTGTCATTCCACCAACACTAGAAATAACAACATTATCTCCATTAGAAAAACCATGAGATGCGGATGTAACAACACCAGGGTTTGCATTGGTAATAGCTGTAATTGTTTTATTGCCTTCTAAAATAGCACCATCATCTTTATAAAAACGAATATAAAGATTTCCAAATTCTAAAATGTAAGTTTGTGTTGTTGAAAATTCAAAAGGTATTAATCTTGTAAATAATGATGATGTTTTAACTTCTGCTACAAATGTTGTACCTGGTCTTCTAGCTGCAGAACCATGAGGATAAACAATCATGTTTTCTAATGTCTTACAGCCTGATGCGTATTTAGCTAAATCATTTCTACCATCTAAACGTGGTGATAATTCTCCGCCAGTAAAATTTGTTAATTGAACAGCAACTCTAGCCATGGTTTAAAACCTAGAGTTAATAAATGATCCTGCATCTATGACATCTGCCATGCCATATTCTTGATTTGAATTATATCCTTCTGTTGAATCTACAAATCGTGCATCTTTTAATTTTTCTTGATATAAAGCATACATCTGTTGTGATACAGGATTAGATGATGTTACTGCATAAGCAATGTCAGCAGCTAATGCTGAACTAATAACTTCTCTTAATAATTCATCATATTCATTTGGATCTTCAATTCTTGAAACATATAAAATTTTTACTGTACCATCATTAGATACAATTTTTCTTCCTTCAACTTTATAGTCAGATTCATATTCTAACAATTTTAAAACTCTTAAACAATCTGATGGTAAAGTATATTGATAACTAAAACCCCAAGTTGGAGTTGCAGTATCTTGTGCAAGTTCTAATCTTTTCTGTAAACAGTTCCATGGATGATGTCTAAATAACGCATCTCTTACGTTTAGATATCTTGCATTGCAAAGCCTAGCGTTCTTAGAATCTTCAGTAAGGGTTAAGATTGTTGATGCACCTAATTGATTTAATGATCCATTACAAATTTCTACAACTGATGCCATATTAAGTTTTCCTTATAATGTATTTACGTCTTAATTGTCTAGGTTTAACTGCTGCAAAGATCTCAGCTTCTGTAAGTTCTAAGTCTTTATCAAAACCATGATGTGCAGTTGATGTATGTTTAAATCTATCAACTAGAACATAACGATAGATATAATCTTTATTTTGTAAATGTAAAATGGTTTTTATTTCGTTGGTTTTTTTCATGACTTATAGTGGGGATTTTACTCCCCACTATTTTGTAAATTATATTAATCTACAACGTATCTGATCATTAATTGCACAACGCCAGTAGCGGCACCTCCTGCTACTGTAAGTGTAATTGGAAGACCAGTTCCATCTGCATCTACAACAGATCCAGCACCTAGAGCATAAGTTGCTACTACGTCTGTTCTTGCTGCTGATGAAGTGGAAGTTGCAGCTAAATAACTAGCTGTAGACAAAGCTACGTCTACTGAAGCTGATGTTTTATAAGCCGCATATCCTACTGATAAAGTAGTTGAAGATCCTAAAGCTGCATTTGTTAAGTAACCATCAATTATTCTAGCTCCATTTGGAAGATTGAACATTTGAATTACATCGGCAATAGCTGCCGCTGCAAGTGTTACATCAGCAAAAGCTACTCTAAGTCTTCCAGAATATTCATTCGATTTAATTTTTTCCGAAGGAACATTTTGAGACCACTTAGTCTTTTGGTTTGAGTAAAGTGTTGCCATATTTTTATTCTCCTATTTGTTAGTTATTATTCGTCGCAAGGAATCTGAACAACTTTTTCTTCTTCCATACGAGTTGCACCAATACTCATAGCATAATAAACTTGAGTGCTGTATGATTTGTCAGCTCTCTCATCTATTCTTGCTAAAACATCTTGTCCCACTGCTAATTTAATAGCGTCTTGAGTGAAAGCAAAACAAAGTCTGTCGTCAGTATATGTTGCATCAAATGATAATCTATTAGATACAATAAATTTAAAGCCTAAGAAGGAATCAACTTGTCCCTGTGCTAATGCTTTAACTGTATTGAAATCACTAGATGTAATTTGTGTTGTTCCTAGTAAATCACTTATTTGAGTTGGACCACACACAATATATCTTTGTATGCTTGGATCAACGTCATTTAAGTCTAGGATTTTTTTTGCAGCTAAAAGTTTAGCAATTGTCAATCCATCTGTTTGACTGGCAACTGATGTCTTTTGAGCAGTTGGTAATGCTACAGATGTTGAACCTGTTTCACCTGTGTACGCAGTACCACCTAAAGCAGTAATGATTACATCATCCATTGCTCTTCCCATAGCAGCAGCCGCAGCTTTTGCATAAGAAGAAGTTGGATCAATTAATAATCTAACTTTATCTGCATTGTCTATTAGATCAGCCCACTCGTAATCTGCAAGGCTTACTCTTCTTCTTGAGTGTGGAGTGTCCACTTGTGGAGTATCAGCATGACGAGATGTTCTCAACTGAGCAGTTGTTTTACCAACTTGATCAAAGAAAGCATTCTTTCCATTAACTGACTCAACATCCACAGCTTCTCTTAGTAATGATCCCATTTGCTGAGATAACATTTGTACGTTTGAACTGTACTGCTGTACAAAAGCAGTTGTTATTTGATTTGACATAGTGTCATTTCCTTTTGTTAAGTTAAGTTTAAGTTTAATTTCAGAAAGTTCCCCATCATTGATAGGCTATCTTGCATTTAACGACTGTTAGTCGGTTGTCTTTCCAACAGGCAAGTAAGGTTCTAATAGAATTGTCTTACAATTTCTAAGAAGATTTAATTAAAAATCTCCCTAGAAATCGCAATATAGTATTTTATATATTAATGCAATAGAATTATTGATTTAATAATTCCCTTAAAGCTAATACCTGATTTACTACCTTATTATGGCTAGGATGCATCTTATTCCAATAAGCACCTTGTTTATCAGTTGTTAGTTCTTCTATTTCTTTTTCAATATCTTTACCTTGAAGTACATTCTCAGCTTCTGTACCAACAATTTTATCTTCAGATAAAAGATTAGCAATATTAGCAAATGCTTTAATGATCTTAGGATTATCTCCTAATCTAGATCCATCTCTTAACTGAGTGTCAAGAAGTTCTGGTTCTAAATATGATTTAGCTACAGCCGATGCCTTTCTTAAATTTTCATCGTATGCTCTACCCCATTCAGATCTTAATGCGTTAGCAGCTTCTGATTGTGCAACTTCCATGTTCACTGACATTTCTTTTGCCGAGCCTTCTAATGTTGATTTATAAAATTCTAAAATGCCTTGAGCTTGTTTATTATTTAAACCTAGCTTATGTGCATTTTGTGCAAATCCTTTAATTGCATTTTCATCAATAGGAGCAACATCACTTTTAAATTGTAAAGTATATTTGTCTGCAGATTCTGGTCTGCCTAATTTATTATATACTTCATTCCATTGCTCATCTGTTGCTGATTTACCAGGAAGAGGAATCTTATCAGTTCCAATCATAGACACTGCATTGATGTAGCTTTTAGCTAGTGCATCAAGTTCAGTAAATTTTTCTATGTTTGGATTTGATCTATATTCTTGTGAGATCGCTTCTTTCCAAGTCTTACCAGAAGTAGGTTGAGTTGGTTGTTGTGTTGAGCTTAGTATTGGTTGTGTTGCTGTTGCGTTTGTTTGTATAGTTGTTTCAGTTGCAACAGGCTGAGTTACCTCAGTTGTCTGTATTTGTTCTGACATTTATTTTCCTTTTAGTTTATCATTAAGCAGCATGTTTTTAATAAATAGAAGAACGCTGCGTTGTCCCTCCATATAAGCACTCTCATGGCTATCCCCTCTTACATTTGTGGTAGCATTAAAGTGGCATCTCTTTTCTAAATCTTGCATGACAATCTTGCCATGATCAGATTCAAAAATCATTTTATAATATTCTTTTAACTTATTTATTTGTTCTTCCATTTTTTCCTTTCAGTTATTATTCTTGTGGTGCTACTAAAGCTCTAGCCTCCTCTGGTAATGCTTTTGCTAAAGGTGCAATTTGTCCACCAGCTTGTGCAACTTGTTGTAATTGTTGCATTTGCATTTGTTGTTCTGCTTGTTGTTGTTTTTGTTGTCTAATAGCATTTACTTCTGATTTAGAATTTAAAACTTTAGCAGGTACACCTACAATATCAGCTAAGTGTGTTACTAGGTTATCAATATTAATATGATCAAATACAGGAGCAACTTTTGATAATGAACCAAATATTTCTATAGCTCTCATAATAGATTGCAGTTCAGAAGATCTTTGTGCTTTAGCTAATGGTGATACATATTCAATTTGAATATCTTGACCAGATAAAAAATCTGGTGCTTGTCTAAATAATTTCTTTCTAAGTAATATTGCAAATGTTCTATCAATCATTGGTCTAAGTAATTCTGATTGTAATCTACCAAGAACTGGACCAAGTAATCTCATCTTCTCTTCGTTACGTTGGATAACTTCTGTTGCTGTCATTTGCGGACCATCTTGCATCATTAGTTGATTAACATAAAACACAGCTCTAATGCTGTCTCTTCTTTGCTCTTCCATATTTAAACCTAATGGATTATTTGCACCAATGTTTAATGGTTCAATTCTATCTCTTGTTCCAGCTCTATAAAAATTTAATCCACCTGGTACTGTTCTTACAGGTAAAATAAATCCATCATCAGGAACTAATAAAGGTGGATCAACTTGTTTTTGTGCAGCTTTAATAGTTGTCTTAGACATTTCATTTAACATCTTAACATCTGGTAAAGCAGTCATAGCAGGAGATCTGCCATAGATTTCAAATGATGCTTTTAAATAACGTGGAACAACGTATGGAAACTCATTAAATCCTGATTGAGATATTTCATGTTTATTATCTGGCTCAATATAGCAAGATGCAAATGGCATGTTCTTGTTATCTTTTTTTCTAGGATCGTAATTGTCTCTTGGATAAACAACGTGTAAGATTGTAATTTCTTCGTATGGATCTTTTAATGCTTTGGTTCTTGTTATTTTAGAAACACTTTTTTCACCAAACTGTTGAATACAAGCACGAGCTGTTAATTTAAATTTTCTATATACTGTATCTATTTTTCCTTTATTGTTTTCTGAAATATAAATTTCACCAATGTGTCTTGTAGAAAATCTAACAACATCTTCTTCATCATCTTCAATAAACATTGCTGCTGTACCAAAGGTAATTAGATCGTGATACAATTCAAATATCTCTTGTTGAAAATTTGATCTATTAAATGCTTCATACATTTTTTGAGTAGAGTCTTGCAACCATTCATTAGCTGCATCTTCATCTGGTAGATCTATGTTTTTAAATTTTAATGAGAACCATGGTGTAGATGGATTGGTAAGCATACCATGTAATGATGCTGATAATAATTCTACAGCATGTAGTGGTGATGAATCAAATATTAATTCTGAACGCTTATCTCCTTGTGATCTTTTTTTAGTTACATCTGCTTTTCTTGGCATCATGTAATCTGACACTTCTTGCCAATGCGATTCCCAAGTTTGTCTTTGTGTAACTAGTTTACTAAATCTCTTTAAGAGATCTTTTACTAAATCTGTTTCACCCATTAATTACCCTAATAGAGTTGGTGTGCCTAAAGTTGCACCTT